TCGGCCGCGACCGGCACCAGCTTGCAGCACAGTGAGCAGGAGCCGCACGGCGGCAGCGCGGCGTCGGCGATCAGGGCGCGGAGCTTTTCGAGGGTCGGGTGCAGGTCGGTCATGTGAGCCTGTGATTGTCGGTCAGCAGCACGGCGACGCCGACGATGTAGTCGTTGAACGCCCAAGCCGGAGCCTTCTGCATCGCCAGCGAGCCGTGAAACAGGATCGTGGCGAATTTGTTGACCTCCTGCGAGCGCCGCAGCTTGCCGTTCTCATCGACGATCAATTGGCACGGTTGCTTGTCGCCGCACAGCACGGGCACGCATTGGACGATGTCGGTGCCGATCCAGTCGTAAAGCTGTTGCAGCGTCGGCGGTCCCGGCTGCTCGACAAGCTCCGCCCGCTGCGGTGCCAGTTTGAAGATGCGGATCATCGCGGCAGTCGCTCTAGGATTTTGACGATCGACATCTGCGCCGCTTCAAGTAGCTCGCGCGACGCGATGTTGCCGGCGTGGACCATCTCGACGCTCTCCCAATCGGGATGGTAGCGGATCATCACCAGCGCGCAGTCGCGCGAGAATAGCTTGGCGGCGCGGATCGCCCATGTTGGCCTGGTCGGTAGGAAGGTCATGCCGTGCCCCATCGTTCGCTGAATTCCTGCATCGTGCTGTCGTCGAGCATGTGCGGGCCGCTGAGCAGGACGACGGTGCCGCGCACGTCGCCGTCGCCGCCGCACGCCTCGTCGATGTGGCTCGCCATCTCGTTGATCGGCAGCTTCGGGTTTGGCAGGTAGAACATCTGAAAGACTTGCCCGTCGATCTGGATCACCTGACAGGTGACCAGGGTCCAACCGTCGGTGTCGCTCTCGGCCAGGATCGAGCCGACATCCTCCTTCGAGATCGTCGGGGCCATGACGAAGCCGAACCGGCCGTCGGGTTGCAGCACGTAGATCACGCGCGCCCCTTTCGGCAGGGAATGATGACCTCGCGCGGATCGTCGGGGCGGCCGGCGGTCGTGACGCCGACGCGGAGGCCGCAGTCGTGGCATTGGACGACGTAGAGGCCGCAGCGCTGCGCCGGATAGTCGAGCGTGACGACGCAGGCTTCGACCTCCTTGTCGATGCGGAGATCGACGGTGATGCCGTCGGGATAGGCCGGGTTGGGCGGGCACTTCGGCTCGCGCTCGCGGTCGATCCAGGTGACGGTGTGTGTCACGCGCGCCCCTGTCGCTCGCGGAATTGCGGCGCGGCCGGCGTCGGCAGGCGGCGGCGCGGAAAGTAGTGGTGGATCAGGGTGTCGAGTTCGCAGCGCGGCTCGCACTGGCCGCGATCGTACATGAGGATCAGTTTCTTGGCGGCGTCCTTGGCGATCGGCTCTAGGATTTTGAGCTTATCACGTAGCTTCTCGTTTTCGGTCCTGAGTTGTGTGAAGTAGTCTACCATCGTCGCCTCCTGTTCATGCTCGCCCCTTCATCTCGGGCTGGCCCTCGAAGCGGGCGATCATCTCCTTCATCAGCGTGACGACATCGCGGCGGTCGGCACCGTTGCTGATGTAATTGCAGCGTCCGCTGTGGTCGCCGTAGGGAAAGACCAGCAGCACGAAGCCGGTTTGACGCTCGCTGCCCTTCAAGTCCTTGTTGAAGATTTCGTCGAGGCCGTGCGCGACCGCCTCCATCATCGCGTGATACTTCTGCTCGACCGGCGCGTCGCCCAACCGATCCTTCGGCTCTAGCTTCTGGAATTGGAGCCGGCGGCGCTCGTTGCGCGTGGTCATTGCAGGGTCACTCCCTGGTCGCCGCTGAGCTTGCGACAGGTGTCGGCGTGGCCGCGCTCCGCCGCCTCGCGCGTCTCCCAGGTGCCGAACCAGGCGCGCCCCTCGTCGCCCTTCAAGCCGATGACGACCGTGCGGTAGGTCCAGGCGCGGTCGGACAGCGTGCGCGTCGCGTAGGTCAGGACTTCGGCGAGCCGTCCGTTCGCGGTCGTGAGTGTTGACCAGGCGAGGTTGCGGACCTCCCGATGGCGAGGGAGCTTCGTTGCTCGCAGTCGATGCGCGACAGCATCGCCCGCCTTCTCGTCGTCACTAGCCATTGTCCGGTTGCCCTCCCTATCAGGAATGTCGTCGCCGTGATCCACCAGGTTGATCCGCTGCCGAACAGCCAGCCGACGCCGAACGCCGCGACATAGTCGGTCGCGTTGAAGAAGCTGTCGAGGAGCTTCAAACCCCTGACCATCGCTCGTTGCCGTAGACCCGGCGCGCCCATTCGATCGTGGCCGTCGTGATCTCGTCGCCGCGATCGACGCGCACGACGCCGTAGTTCACGCCATGCGCGTTCCAGGTGATCAGGCAGTGCGGGCAATACAGGTTGCGGGACGCGCCGCCCCAAGGTCCGGCGACCAGATCGTTGACGTTGCAGTCGGGGCAGCGGCCGGCGCGGATGGCCGTCAGGTTTCCCTCGTCGTTCATGTCGCAATCTCCGTGATCCCTGATGCCAGGGGCGGGACGCCTCGCCCAATCGTGACAGCCCGGCTATGGAAACAGGTTGTCACGACGCCTCTCGAAGCGTCCCGACACTAAGCTACACCTGACCGACACGGACCGCCACTAGCAATTGTGTCGGGTTGGTGCTATAGCGCCATCCCGACGGGGGGTAGACACATGCCGCCAGATGGTTCGCCGCCTTCGGCAATCCCGCTAGTACCGCCGCCGGTCCCGACGCCGATTGATCGGCTCTACGACTACGTTCAATGGCAGACCGACAACCCGGTCTCGCCGCTGCCGGCGGATTGGGTCGCGGGCGACTTCGACCAGAGCAACGACGCGATCAATCTCCTGCAACAGCGGCTCGCGCTGATCCAGCGCGACGACGGCACGCTCGCCGACAAGGTCGTGACGGCGACCAGCCTGGCCGACGATGTTGTCGCGCTGCTCGACCAGGCGGTCATCGACGCCGCCAATTCGGCGCAGTCGGCGGCCGACGACGCCGCCGCCTCAGCAGCGAACGCGGCGGCATCGGCGGCCAACGCCGCGCAGTCGGCGACCGATGCCGAGAACGCGGCGACCGCCGCCGACGCCGCCTTCGCCTACGAGCAGGGCGCGCAGACCGCGCAGGCGGCGGCCGAGACCGCTGCGGCCAACGCCGCCAACAGCGCAAGCCAGATGCCGCCGCCGCCATTGCAGCCGGGCAAGACGATCATCGTCAACGTGGCGGCGACCGGCTACGACTTCGCGACTTCGCTGCTCCTGGCCGGCGACGGCAAATGGGATGCCGCCGGGCACGCGATCAAGAACGGCGCGCTCGCCGTTCTCGGCACCGACATCCCGACGCTGGCGCAGGTCCAAGGGCTGATCAGCGGAGCCGGATCGGTGCCGCCGCCGGTTGCCGGCGATGTTGACAAGGTTTTGACCGCGACCGGGGTCAGTGCTTTCGGTTGGCTCGCCTTCACCGTCGCGCGGATCAGCGACGCGACCGCCTACATGAAGGGGCTGCTCACGACCGTCGCCGACGCCGCCGGCTTCCGCGCCGCGATCAACGTTCCGCCGGCAACGCGCCAGATCGCGACTAGCGGCGGCTTGCAAGGCGGCGGCGATCTCAGCGCCGATCGCAATCTGTCGCTGACGGATACCGGCGTCGTCGCCGGCTCTTATGACTTCGCGACGGTGCAGGTCGATGCCAAGGGCCGCGTCACTGCCGCTTTCGCCGGCACGCCGCTCGAAGTGCCCGACCCGGCGTTGACCGATGTCGGCAAATTCTTGAAGGCGACGGCGACCAGTGTCTACGCCTGGGCGGCGATGGTGGTCGCCGACCTCAGCGACGCGACCGCGTACATGAAGGGTCTGCTCACGACCATCAACGACGCGGCCAGCTTGCGGACCAACATCGGGGCGGTGCCGACCTCGCGCGTGATCACGGTCACCGCGCCGATCACGGGCGGCGGCGATCTTAGCGCCAACCGCAACATCGGGCACGGCAACAGCGGCGTCGCCGCCGGAGCCTACCAGGCGGCCAACATCACCGTCGATGCGATGGGGCATGTGACGGCGGCGGCCAACGGCTCGATCGCGCCCAAGTTTGCCACGACCGCCGTCAACCTGGTCCTCGACAACACCTACCATCTCGCGACCGTCGAGTGCACGGCGGCGGTGCAGATCACGCTCCCGAACCTGCCCGACGATGCCAACAATCGCGGCTTCCGCGTGCGGATCGAGAACAACAGCGCGACCGAAGCCGACAACGTCACGGTGATCCCGGCGGGCGGCAGCGGCAACACGCTCGACGGCTTGACCTCGCGCAAGCTGTGGCCGGGTACGGCGGTGATGCTGCAATGGCGTGGCGGCAACAAGTGGGTGTCGGTGCGCGACGGCGGCTGGATACCGGCGGATCGCGCCATCGCGACACTCGGCACCGAAGCGACGCTCGACGTGAGCATGATGGCGATCCCGGCGAACGCGCGGGAGGCCAAGATCATCTGGCGCGAGATACAGCCGGTCGGCGGCACGGGCGATCTCTTGGGCCGTATCTCGATCGACGGCATGGCGACCTTCGATGCCGGATCGACCAATTACGCGCAGGTCGCCGGCATCATCAACACGGCAGGCGGTGCGTCGGGCATCATCAGCGCCGGCAATGCTCAATGGACCTTTGGCCTCAACGCCGCGACCAACGTCGCCTCGACCGGCGCGCCGAAGTGCGACGGCGAACTGACTTTCGGCAAGCCGCGCGACGGCGCGACGCGCCCGGCCGGTTGGGGTCATTTCTGCTATCCGACCAGCGCGACGGCCTGGGAGACCGACTACTACAGCACGCACGAACACAAGACCGCGCATTCGATCGACGGCTTCCGGCTGTTCTTCGCCAGCCGCACGATAGCGATCGGCTCCTGCCTCGAAGTCTATTGGAGGTAACTGTGACCCTTAATCTCGACCAGGCCGTGCAGCTTGTTCAAGTGTGGGATAACGCCGCCGGCATCAGCAAGGCGCGCATGGCCGCGCCGAACAACATCACCGACGCCGGCTTCGTCGCCATCGTGCAGGAGGCGTGGGATCAGATGGTCGCCATCGTCAACCCGGAGGAGCCGTCGTGAAGCCCGTTCTCGAAATCCGCTGGTCGTGGCTGGCGATGAGCGCCGGCCTGTGGGCGATCATCATCGCCGTCGTGATCCTGCTCGCCGGCTGCGTTCGCAACGACTGGCAGCATGAACCCTATGACCCGAAGCACAGCGCCGCCGATCGCTACGGCCAGCGCTCGAAATTCGTCGATGGGCTGTTCTGGCGCGACCTCTGCGAGGGCGCGGGCGGCGAGTGGAGCAACGGCGGGACCGGCGCGTGCAGCATCTATCCGTTTCAGCGTCCGTCGATAGGAGAACCGAATGGTTGAGGTTGAGAGGCGCGGCGAGCCGCCGCCGCCGACGCAGCGCGACATCCGTCAGCGCGTCAAGACCAACAGCGAGGACATCGGCTTCTATGGCGCTGCCTGGGCGCAAGGCTCGATGACCGACGCCGATTTTCTCGAAAAGCTGCAAAAGAACGCCGCCGACATCGAGGCCGACTTGGCGGCCTACCCGACAGCCGAACCGTAGCAGAGGAGGGACAGATGGCTGACACGAAACGCGACATCCGGCAGCGCATCGCGCTCGCCGCCAAGACGATCGAAGCGCTCTACGCCGGTCAAGAGCGCGGGGCCTACGAGACCGACGCCAACTTCGTCACCGCGATCAACGCGCAGACGACCATCATCACCACGGGCACGACCGCCTACGTGGCGGCCAGCCCTTAACCCTGAGAGAGGAAGGAGCGCAGTCCTATGGCGAAAGGATGGATCACTTTCGAGTTTGACACGTCGAGCGGTATGCCGCCGGTTTGGGGCGGTGCACCCGCACCGGGCTATCCGGCGCACCCGATCGCGCCGGGCGGTCCGCCGCCGGGCATCTGGCCTGATCCCGGTCACCCGGCGCACCCGATCGCGCCGCCGGTCGGTATCTGGCCGCCGTCGCCGCCAGGCACGCCGGCTCACCCCATCGTGATCCCGCCCGGCGGGATCGTGATGCCGCCGATCCACATCGACGGCAAGCCGACGCCGCCGATCTACTACCCGCCGCAGGTCTGGCCGGGGCCAGGCGTGCCGGGGCATCCGATCGAGCTTCCGCCCGACAGTCCGGCACCGCCGGTCGTCTGGCCGTCGCCGGGCGTGCCGGCACACCCGATCGCGCTGCCGCCGGAGGGCGTCGTGATGCCGCCCATCTACATCGACGGCAAGCCGACGCCGCCGATCTACTACCCCGGCGACGGCTCTCCGGCGCACCCGATCGCGCCCGGCGGCGAAGTGCCGACGCAGCCGATCCAGCCGACGCCAGCACCGAAGCCCGGCACGCCGCCGGTCAGCGGTGCCAAGCCGACGCCTGGTCATTAACAGGAAAGGAGACCTAGATGGCTACTGCACCTGAGAACCCGCCGGCCGCGAAGGCGGAGCCGCCGGAAGGAATGCGCTACCTCGACGACGCGGTCGGCGGCGATCTGGTGCCGATCGGCCCGCTTGGCGGGCCAGCGCCCAAGACCCGCGAGGAGATGCTTGCGGAACAGGAAGTCGCTGAGGAGGCATCGGAGGCTGAGGAGCGCAAGCTCGTCGATGCCGCCAAGGCGAAGCTGGTCGCCGACAAGGCCGCTGAGGGAGGGCCGCTGAGCTAACATGCTCGACGCCGACCGCAGCGACGTTGTCGAAGCCGAGTACCGGGCGCAAGCCGAGATCGGGCAAGCGGCACTCCGCCGCCTGGCGCTGTTGCAGAAGGCGCAGGGAGACCTCCTGACCTTCGCGCAAGTCACGTCAGCCGATCCGGCTGCGCCCGACGATCTCTCCCGCTCCCGCTACCAGGCGTTCCGCCATCACCGGCTGATCTCCTCGACGCTGATGGCGGTCGAGATGGGGCTATACACGCGCGTCATCATCTCGATGCCGCCGCGCCACGGCAAAAGCGAACTGACCTCGCGCAAGTACATTCCCTGGTCGATGGGTCGCAACCCGCGCCAGCAGATCATCTTTGGCACCTACAACGAGGAATTCGCGTTGGACTTCGGCCGCGACGTGCGCGCGGTCATGACCAACCCGGTTTATCAACAGGTTTTTCCCGGCGTGAAACTAGGGTCAGGGTCGGCCGCGAGCGACCGCTTGCAGACGATCCAGGGCGGCATCGTTTTCTTCGTCGGGCGCGGCGGCTCCGTGACCGGACGCGGCGCGAACAAGCTGGTCCTCGACGACATGATCAAGGACCGCGACGAGGCCAACAGCCGGCCGATGCGCGACCGGACCTGGTCGTGGTTCACCGATGTCGCGATGTCGCGCCTGATGGACAGCTTCTCCTGCGTGATCATCATCCTGACGCGCTGGCACGAGGACGATGTTGTCGGCCGTCTGACCGATCCCAAGAACCCGTGCTACGACCCGGAGATCGCGAAGCAATGGACGGTCATCAACATCCCGGCGCTGGCGGAGGAGGATGACCTGCTCGACCGCAAGGTCGGCGAGCCGCTGTGGCCGGAGCGCTTCACGCGCGAATATCTGGAGGACATGCGGAAGCTCAACCCGGTCAGCTTCTCCGCGATCTGGCAGGGCAAGCCGAACCCGGCGGAGGGCAGCTACTTCAATTCCGGCTGCATCCATCCCTACCGGCGACACGAGCTACCGGGCAACCTGCGGCTCTACGGCGCGTCGGACCTGGCGGTCTCGACGATGGAGCGCAACGACAAGACCTGCATGGGCCTGGCCGGCGTCGATGAGGCCGGCGACCTGTGGATACTGCCGGACCTGTTCTGGCGGCGGGCGACGACGACGCAGACCGTCGATGCGATGCTCTCCTACTTCTCGCGCGGGCCGTTGCTGTGGTGGGCGGAGAAAGACCAAATCTTCCGCTCGATCGAGCCGTTCCTGCGCCAGCGCATGATGGAGGCCGGCACCTACTGCGCGATCCATCAGGTGCCGTCGATCAAGGACAAGGAGCAGCGGGCGCAGCCGATCCAGGGGCGCATGGCGATGGGGAAGGTGCGGCTCCCGATCTTCGCGTCCTGGTACGGCGACGCCGTCGAGGAGCTTTACGCCTTCTCCGCCGGGCTGCGCGACGACTTCGTCGATTTCCTGTCGCTGCTAGGGCGCGGCCTGGCGCTGCAAAACAGGGCCAGTGTCCGCTCGCGGCGCGAAAGCACCTACGGTGCCGGCACGTTCGGCGCGTTGAAGTATCAGACGGCGCTGCGGAACCGGCCGCCGGCAAAGCATCAGGGGTTTTAGATGGCGATCGGACCAGAGATGCCGATGAGTGCGCCGCCGACGCCGGACATGGGCGGCGGCATGATGCCGGGCGCGCCGGCACCGGATCAGTCGGGCATGGCTCCGGCGCTGGCACCGACCGACATCAACGGGCCGATCGACGCGCGCTCGAAGGTGCAGCGCACGCCGCCCGACGTACCGGAGGAGCGGCGGCAGGGCGTTGCCAAGCTGATGCAGGAAGTGAAGCTCGACAAGGCGCACTACGAGAGCGACTTCAAGCAAATGCGCGCCGACATGGACTTCGCGCGCGGCTGGCAATGGCCGGACCAGCAGGGATGGGAGGATGACCGCTACACGGCGAACATCGTGCAGCGGCATGTCAACCAGCGCGTCAGCGCGCTGTACGCGAAAAATCCGACCTTCGTCGCCCGCCGCAAGCCGCGCATGGACTTCGCGGTGTGGGACGAAAATCCGCAGTCGGCGATGCTGGCGCTACAGACCGTGCAGCAGGGAGCCGCCATCGCGCAGGCCGGCGGTGCCGCGCCGGGCGCGCCGCCGACGATGGCTCCGCAACAGGTGCAGGCGACGCAGCAGGCGGTCGCGACCCTGGCCGACATCCAACAGGGCATGGCGCAGCGCCGGATGTACGAGAACCTGTCGCGCACGCTAGAGATCGTTTTCACCTACTACACCGACGAGCAGGTCCAGCCGTTCAAGTACCAGATGAAGCAGGTCGTGCGGCGCGCGATCACGTGCGGCATCGCCTACTCGAAACTCGGCTACCAGCGCGTGATGGAGACCAAGCCCGAAGTCGTGAAGGGCATCGCCGACGCCAGCGAGCGGATGGCGCACCTACAGGCGCTCGTCGCCGACGTGGCCGATGACAAGGTCAATCCGAACGGGCCGGAGATGGAGGAGCTACGCAAGACCCTCGACGCGCTCCAATCGGAACCCGACCTTCTGGTGCGCGAGGGCCTGACCTTCGACTACCCGGCAAGCTGGTCGATCATCCCTGATCGCCGCTGCAAGCAGATCAAGGGTTTCATCGGCTGCGACCGTGTCAGCCAGGAGTACGTGCTGACGCCGCGCGAGATCGAGGAAATCTACGGCATCGACATCTCGTCGAGCTACACCGCCTACAGCTACCAGGGCGTCAGCCCGACCAAGCTGCAAGCGATGGGGTCGGTGCCGCCCGGCTATACCGGCGAGACCGTCGCCTGCGTCTACGAAGTCTACGAGCGCAAGAGCGGCACCGTCTGCACGATCTGCGAGGGCTGGCCTGACTACCTGCGAGCGCCCGCGACGCCGTCTCCGGCGCTGGAGCGCTTCTGGCCCTGGTTCCCGCTCTCCTTCAACGACGGCGAACACGAGACCAAGGTGTTTCCGCAGAGCGACGTGCGGCTGCTCCGCTCGATGCAGCGCGAGTACAACCGCTGCCGCGAAGGGCTGCGCCGGCATCGGATCGCCAACCGGCCTAAGACGATCGTCGCGGCCGGCGTCCTCAGCGAGGAGGACGAGCAGAGCATGAAAACTCATCCCGACAACGCGATCATCGAGATCGCCGGGATGTCGCCGGGGCAGAAGGTCGAGGACTTGCTGCAACCGTTCAAGGGGCCGCCGATCGACCCGGCGCTCTACAACACCGACATGGTCTTTCAAGACGTGCTGCGCGTGGTCGGATCGCAGGAGGCCAACCTGGGCGGCACCAGCAACAGCACGGCGACGGAAAGCTCGATCGCGGAGAGCAGCCGGCTGTCATCGCTGCAATCCAACATCGACGACCTCGACGACTTCCTGTCCGACATGGCGCGGGCCGGCGGCCAGATTTGCCTTCTGGAGCTTACCCTGCCGACGGTGCAGAAGATCGCCGGGCCGGGCGCGGTGTGGCCGCAGATGTCGAAGGCGGAGATCGCGAACGAATTCTACATCGAAGTGCAGGCCGGATCGTCGGGCCGCCCGAACAAGGCGCAGGAAATGCAGAATATGAATATGATCCTGCCCTACCTGATCCAAATTCCGGGCATCAGCCCGATCTGGCTGGCGGAGCAGGTCTTGCGCCGGATGGACGATCGTCTCGACCTGACCGACGCGCTGATGGCGAACGTGCCGTCGATCGTCGCGCAGAATTCGATCAAGCAACCTGAGAGCGCGGGCGCGCCGCGCCCTGGCGGAGGACCGCCTAGCCAAGGTGCGGAAGGAGCAAACAATGCCCCGCAACCTGGTCAAGGCGCGCAGGCGAACGCGGCACCGCCGACAATCCCGCGCACGCGCCCGGCGGTCGCCGTGCCGCCGGGCGTGGCCGCCAGAGGGGCCGCAGCATGACGTGAGTGTCGGGCACGTGTTGTAACGGAACCCGACGTGTAGTATACGCGAAAGCGAACAGGGGTAGGGATCATGCCTGACGAGCCGGCATCGGCACCGGAAAACACGCAGACGACAACGCCAGCGTCAGCGCCCGCGACGGCGGAACCTGCCGCGACTACTCCTGCGTCTGCACCTTCGGCTGAGACATCGCCGGCTTCGCCCGCCGGCCGCGTTGACGTGCACAGCGAGCTTATGAAAGTCGCGACGGCGGCTGTTCAAAAGACGCGCGAGGAGCGTCCGTCCGCTCCATCAGATCAGGGCAATGGCAAAGCTGCGCCCGCTCCGAGTGACCGGGCCAACGGCGCGGCGGCTCCTACTGAGCAAGTAACCCAGGCTGCCGGTCTCCGTGACGGGAAGCCCGGAGGCGAACGCAAGGATGGAGCCGCTGACGCCGATCAAGCGCCGCCGCCCATGCTGTCGGCTCACGACCAGGGCCGATGGAGGAAGCTGACCGAAGGCTACAAGACCGCCGTCAGCGAGCGCGATGCCGCCGTGAAGGAGCGCGATGATCTGCGCGTTCCGGCGGAGCAGTACGGAAAGATCACGGCGTACATGGACCAATTCGGCATCACTGCCGACGACATGGTCGTCGCCTACGATCTGATCGCGCGCATGAAAACCGACCCGTTCTCCGCCCTGGAGCGGCTAGAGCCGATCTATCAGGAGCTACGGAAGCGGGCCGGGCACACTCTCCCTGACGACCTCGCTCGCAAGGTCGATGAGGGCTACATGGACGAAGCGAGCGCCCGCGAACTAGCGCAGGCGCGCGTGCGAGCGAACCTGGCCGCCGCTGAAAGCCAGCGGGCCAACGGCCAGGTCAACGCCGTTGCCGCGAACACTGTGGTCGAGCGTAACCGCAGCGCGGCGGCGTCGTGGGAAAGTGCCGTCATTGCCAAAGACCCTGACTTCGAGCGCAAGCGCGTGATGGTTCAAGACGCAGCGCGAGCGATCCTGGCGCAGGAAGGCCAACCCAAGACACCGGAGGACGCCGTGCGCGTCCTCGATCGCGCCTATCAGCGCGTGAACAACGCCTTGGGCGGGTTTGCCCCGCGACCCGGAGCAACGCTGCGGCAGCCGTCGAGCGCGAGCAGTCCGTCACCGAACAACGTGGCACCCGCCCCGCCCAAGAGCCTGCGCGAAGCCGCGCAGCAAGGGCTGGAGGGGCGCTACCGTTTCAACCAATGAGGGTCAGAGATGGCATTCACCGCAGGCGAACTCGCCAACATCGCGAACGCTGCCCTTGACTTCTATATCAAGAAGCAGCCGTTCCTACAGACAATTCAGGACAAGCCGCTGCTCGACGCCATGACGAGCGCCAAGAAAACGTTCCCAGGAGGCAAGGGGAACGTCGATCTGCCCGTGAAGGGCGACTACACGTCGGCGATGGTCGGCTACACGCACGACGACACCGTGACCTACGCCAACCCGGCCAACATCAAGCGCGTGTTCTATCCTTGGAAGGAGGAGCATTGCGGCATCGTCATCACCGGCACCGAACTGAAAATCAATGGCACGTCGGTCACCGACAGCACGACCGGCGAGAACACGACCAACCACGACCAGGCGGAGATGACGCGCCTCGTCAACCTGCTCGAAGATAAGCTCGAAGATATGGGCGAAGGCACGAGCCGGTCGCTCAATTCGCAGCTTTGGGGCGACGGGACCGCCGACCCGAAGGCGCTGGCCGGGGTGAAGGCTTTCATCACGACGACGCCGAACCTTGGCCTGACCGGCGGTCTCGACCGTGCGACGGTGACCTGGTGGCGCAATCGCGCGCCGGCAGCGATCCAAGCCGATCTCAGCGACCAGACCTTGACCAAGACGCTGCGTGCGGAAGTGCGGCAGCTTCGGCGCTACGGCGGCAAGCCGTCGCTCCTGCTCGCCGGCTCCGGCTTCCTCGCCGACCTCGAAGCGGAGGTTTTCGAGAAGGGCGTCTACACGCAAACCGGCTTCGTCAACAACGGCAAGAACGACATCGGGATGGCCGACATCTCGATGCGCGGCGTCGGCACCTTTCAATACGACCCGACGCTCGATGACCTGTCGCAGAGCCGCTACTGCTACTTCATCGACCCGAAGCATCTCTACCTCTACGCGATGGACGGGGAATGGATGAAGCAGCACGCGCCCGCGCGGCCGGAGAACAAGTACGTCTACTACCGCGCCGTGACCATCACGGGCGTCGTGGCCGCCGACCAATTGAACTGCCACGGCGTCTACCAGTCGATCGCGGCGGTGCCGTAAGAAAGGGGTGTGCGTTGGCAAAAACCTCCCTGGAACTAGAGGGCGCGGCTGAGCCGCCGCGCCCGGCTCCTTCGCCGGGGCTGATGATGGAGACGGCGACGTGCCTGATCCGTCTCAATGGCGACGCCATGAACGAAGTCGTGCGCTCCGGCATCAGCGCGCCCGAGATCGTGATCCTGCGTCGCATCCATCGCGGCAACGACGCGGTCTACCGCGTGATCAAGGACGGCGAGGTTGGCTACGCTCCCGTCAGCGAGCGTATGCGACTGCTCAAAACCTACCCGCGCTACGGTGAACTGATCGACAAGCTGTTCCCCGGCCTGGCACCGCAGTTTCCGCGCACCATCGCGGAAGTCGAGGCGCTGGTCGAGATGGAGCAGCAGCGGCAGGAGATCGAGCAGACTGTCGGCGACGGAATGTCACCGCTCGACAGGTGAGCCATGCGCGGCACTACTCTCAGCGAGATGGTGCAGAAATTCCGGCTGGAGACCGGCCAGTCGATGCAATTGGCGCAGGGCCAGCAGACGCGCGAGCATGTCAAGCAGATGCTCGATCGCGTGCAGGAAGTCCTCTACAACGATTTCGATTGGCCGTTCCTGCGGATTTACCGAACCGAGAACATCCTGGTCAACGAGAGACTGTATTCCTGGCCCGACGACCTGGTCGTCGAGGATGTGCGCCAGCTTTGGGACAAGTACAATGACTACTACACGCCGGTCGGCTATGGCATCACCTTCGAGGATCGCAACGCGCAGGGTGACACCGATCTCGCCGACCCGATCCTGAAATGGCAGATCGTCGATGACCGGCAGTACGAAGTCTGGCCGACACCGGCATCGGCGCGCACGCTCTACATCTACGGCTACAAAGCCTATTCGCCGTTGAAGGCCGACGGCGACCGCTGCATCCTCGACGACAACATGATCATCCTGTTCGCGGCGGCCGAATGGCTGGCGCGCAACAAGATGGCCGACGCCAACGCGAAGCTGCAAGCCGCGCAGCGCGTCCGGCAACGCCTACAGGGCAAGCTCGTCAGCGACAAGCGTCGCAACGTGATCTCGCTCGTCGGCGGGCTTTCTCCCAACGCCGTGTATCTCGACCCGCCCCGGAGGGTTTACGGATTGCCGCCGCCGATCCCGCGCTAGGGAGTGACGGCGATGCCGTATGTCATCATCGAAAACTTCGCCGCTGGTCTCGACACGCGCCGCCATCCGATGACCGCGCCGCCCGGCAGCTTGCGCGTCTGCGAGAACGGGCACATCACGCGCGGCGGCGAGATCAGCAAGCGGCGATCGTTCACACCTTGGGTCGATGTCGCCGGCACGAAAGGTCTCGCCGCGCTCGCCAGCCAGGTCTACGTGTTCGGCAGCGGCCCGCGCCCCGGCGGTCTCGACGCCGCGATCGGCTATCAGCAGCTTGTCGATCCGTCGGGCGGGAGTGCCTTGGCGCGTGTCTCCTCCTGGGACATCTTCGACGGCAAGCTCTACGTCGCCGCCGAATTTGCCGACGGCACGGTCGCGCACTTCTACGATGGCGTGGTCGTCGCCGACTGGTTTGACGGGCGGGCGCGCGGCAACTTCAAAGTCCTGGGCGGCTCGACCGCGACCGGTGTTCAAGCCAACGGCACCTTCGAGATCACCGCCGCCGCTGCCGGGAGCAGCGTGACCGGCGTGCGCGTCGGCTCCGTCACCGACGACAACCTGCTCTCCGCCGCCGTCCCGTTCAACACCGATGTCACGACAACGGCGTCCGATGTCGTGACCAACATCAACGGCAACACGGTCGGCGTGGCCGGCGTCGGCTCGATCACGATCTCTGCGGCAGGGGCCGGCGGCATCGTGACCGGGATCAAGGTCGGAACGCCGTCGTCGCCGAACTTGCTGACGGCGCAGGTTCCGTTCAACACGAGCATCGCGCTGACCGCCGCCGACGTGGCCGCCAACATCACAGCCAACCCGGCGTCGGCCTACAACGCGGCGGCGGCCGGCGGCGTGATCACGCTGACGGCGCGGCAGCACACGGCGGCCGACAACGGCAAGACGATCGTCGGCGAGCGGACTGGCGCGATCACCTTCGGTGCCGTCGTCGTGATTGCCAACGGCAATGCGCCGGCGGCCTACACCGCGCAGAGCAACGGCGGCATCGTTCAACTGATCCGCAAGACCAACGACGCCGTTGACAACGGCAAGGCGATCGTCGTCAGCAAGACCGGCACGCTGACCTTCGCCAATGTCGGCACCATCACGGGCGGTGTCGCGCCGTCGCAGGTCTCGTCGATCAAGGTTGACAACGTCGAGATCATGAATGCGCCGGTCGCCTGGCAGGGCGGCAACGAAAGCACGGCGCAGGCAATCGCCGACAGCATCAATGCGATGGTCTCGGTGCCGGAGTACACGGCGACGCGCAGCGGCACGCAGGTCAGCATCGTCACCGACATCCCTGGTGCCGACGCCAACGGGCGCGCGGTCGAAATTCAGTCGAGCGGCGACATGAGCATCCTGCCGGCCAATTTCAGCCTGACCGCCGGCTTCGACGCCTCTGACTTTGTTCCTGGCGAATTCGTCAAGACGATCAACACGAAGATGTACTCGCCGTCGGGCAGCGTCCTGCACTTCTCCGGCGTTGAGGAGCCGACGCAATGGAAAACCGATGTCACGGGCGCTGGTTTCATCAACATGGTCAACCAGGACGGCCAGTCGCAGGAATTGCTGGCGATGGAGCGCTACTACAGCGGCGTCGCCGTGTTCTCGCGTCGCAACGTGCAGATTTGGACGCTCGATGTCGATCCCGGCCAGAACGTGCAGAAGCAGGTCTTGCGGAACACCGGGCTGGTCGCGCCGCCGTCGGTCGAGCAATTCGGCGATGCCGACGTGTTCTATCTCAGCGACAGCGGCGTGCGCTCCCTGCGCGCCCGCGATAGCTCGACGGCGGCTGCGGTCAACGATGTCGGCACGCCGATCGACGAGACGATCGTCGCCGCCATCCATGCCGTCGGGTTGGACCAGGCGGCCAAGTCGGTCGCCGTGATCGAGCCGGTTGCCGGGCGCTACTGGCTGGCGATCGGCGACACGGTCTACGTCTACACGCAATTCCCCGGCTCGAAGATCAGCGCGTGGTCAACCTACAAGCCCGGCTTCACCATCGACAGCTTTGTCATCGTCGATGACGCGCTTGTCTGCCGGAGCGGCGATCAGCTTTACCAGATCGGCGGTCCCGACGGCGACGACATCGACGCCGCGCTGTTGGCGGTCGAGCTTGCGCTGATCGACGTGCAGAAGCCGGCGCACTTCAAGCAATGGACGGCGATCGACCTCGTCATCGAAGGCAACTGGAAAGTCTATGGCGGCTTCGAGCCGCTGAGCCTGACGGCGCGGGAGCTTCTTGCCGAGATCAGCGCGCCGACCTTGTCGATGCAGCGCATCCCCGTCGCCGGCTACGGGACGCACGCCAACATCCGCCTGGAGTGCAGCGACGCCGGCCCGGCGCGGCTCGCGAACTTCCTCATTCACTACGAGCTTGCCGATGTTGGTTAAGCCGACCATCGAAGCGGTCTACTACATCGCGACGCACATGCGTCCGATCGACCGACTTGAAGTGTTCGCGCTGCGCTGGAGCAGCAGCGAGGCGGCGCTGGCGGCGGCGGTGATGGAGCGCGGGCCGCTGTCATGGATCGCGACGGCGGCCGACGGCGAGCCGGTCTACGCCTGCGGCATCGTGCCCGATCGGCCCGGATGCTGGTCGTTGTGGGGCTTCTCGACGGAGCGCTGGCCGGAAGTCGTGCGCCAGGTCAGCCGCAAGATCATGCGCGAGTTTCCGGCGCTCCATGAACATTGGCACCGGATCGACGTGATGACGCTGGCGGAGAAGGTCGAGGGGCACGCCTGGCTGCGGCGGTTGGGCGCGGTCGAGACCGCCGATCTGCCCGGCTACGGGCGCAACGGCGAGGACTACAAGCTGTTCACATGGAGGTAGGTCATGGGCTTCGGCGGCGGACCTGACGACAGCGCTGCACAGGAAGAAGCAGCCCGGCAGAAGCGGATCACGGAAGGAACGCAGAAGGTCAACGCCGCCTTCGCCGGCTTCACGCCGGACTTCTACGGCACGCAGGCGCGGGCCTACAATGAATTCGCGCTGCCGCAGCTTGACGATCAGTACACGGCGGCGGCGAAGCAATTGAAGTACGCGCTCGCGCGGCAGTATGGCACGACGCAGACCAGCGAGGCCGCGTCGCGCACCGCCGATCTCGACAAGAAGTACGCGCTCGCGCGGGCCAACATCACGGAGCAGGGACTACAGAAGGCGAAGGAGGCGCAGTCGTCGGTCGAGGATGAGAAGTCGCGCATTCTGGCCCTACTTAACCAGACCGCCGACCCGGCCGCCGCTGCCAACATGGCTATGCAGCAGGTTGACATCCTGCAAAAGCCGACCGCCTTCGAGCCGATCCAAAATCTGTTCGGTGACGTGACGGCGGGGCTGGCGACGATGTACGGGCCGACAGGCGGCATGGTCGGCGGCACCAACTACCCGACCTACACCTACGATCCCGTGACCAACCAGTACAAGAAGTCCGACGCCTCGCGGACAGTGAACTACTAGGAGCGCACCGATGGGCGAACCGATCTCGACGACTGCGATGATTGGCATGGCCGTCGCCGCTGCCGGCGCGGCGATGCAGACTGCGAACACCGTCGCCAAGCGACAGCAGATGGGCGACATCGCCGATCGCACGCGCGCCAAAGTCGAGGCGGAGCGGAAGAAGGCTCTCGGTGCCTGGGAGCAAGGCTTGAACAAGCTGACGCCAGAGGAGCAGCGCAAGGCGATCGAGGAGGAGACGGCGAAGCGCCAGGCCGCCTACGAGGCGGCGGCAGCCGATCGGCCGCCGGAGATGAACGTCATCCACACCGACGCCTCGACGCCTGCGATCGTCAAGACCGAAGCGGCGAAGCAGCTAGGACAGAAGCTCGATGTCGCGCGAGCGCAGCTTGCCGGCCAGGCGAAGATGTCGGGCTTCGACGCGAACACCTGGCTGCAAAACCTGGGCCTGACCGACACGGGCCGCAAGGTCGGGATGGGAGCCAATTTCATGTCGGGCTGGCAGAACGCCGGCCAGACGGATGCGGCGAACGTGATGGGCGGCACCAGCACGGGCGCGCAGCTTGGCGACCTGCTATCGGCCGCTGGCAGCACCATGATGTCGGTGCCGGCAGGGAAGGCGGCTCCGACGCCGCAGCCTTGGACGGCCGACCCGCGCGTGCCGCCTAACTGGTATCGTGCGCTCTAGGGGGCGAGCAT